GCGTACAAAATTTGGGACCGGAGCTGTCCGGGACATGCATGCGGGCAAGGGGAGGATGGATCTCCTCCCTCTGTCGGCGCTGATCGAGTTGTCAAAGCACTGCGAAGAGGGTGCCGCCAAATATGGCGAGCACAACGTGGACAAGGGGATCCCGCAGCACAGCCTCTGTGACTCGGCTATGCGGCACCTGGTCAAGTATATGCGCGGCGATACAGACGAGCCCCATCTGAGGGCGGCAGCCTGGAATCTTATGTGGGCGCTGAACCAGTCCGTAGAGCGGCCGGAACTGGTGGATGTGCCGTGGAGAGAGGAGGATAAGGATGGAGAGGCTGACACACCCGCGCAGCAGCGGGATTAAGACAGGGCACTGGTCCCCAAACAAAAAAGAAGAACTGATCGAGCGCCTGGCGGCCTATGAGGACACCGGGCTGACACCGCAGGATATATACAGCCTTAAAGCGGGGATGATTCTTAAGGCGCTGGGCTGGGAAAGAGGTAAGGAATGAAAGTCAAAATCCAACCAAGAAAACAGTCAGACAGGGGCGGATATATTATGATGCCGATGCGGATAAACGTAAATGATCCGGTGGATAAAAGCTGGAAACTGGTACGCTGTCCAGAATGCGGCTGTGAATGTTGGGACCGTCCTCTGCCGCAGGGGTACACAGAGGATATGTTTGACGGGAAGATGTGTACAGGATGTGTAATTAGAAAGGTGGTAGGACGATGATGAGAAATAAAGGGGGATACCCGGATCCGACCGCGGGCAGAGCGATCCGGGAGGCTGACCGGCCGCCGGAGAATGTGGTCATGTTCCGGCGGATGATCAAGTCGATGCGCACGATCTTCCGCCTTCGGATCCTGGGCAAGGTGACGATCGTGGATGAGAAAGGACGGCGGTGGTGATGACGAGAGCGGAGAGGCAGCAGGAGGATTAGGCGGAAAGGTGGTGATGCCGATGGGGATTAAGATTACCAGGAAGTTTCTGGACAGTTACCGGAAGATAAAGCGGGAGATTCCGACTCTGGCAGCAGAACTCGCAGAAATGAAACAGGGAGATAATGGCCTTTGTAACAGTACTATTTTAGATTACCGCACAGGGGAGCCCAGGCCGCAGTCAGTAGTAGGTTTTAATCAAGACCTATATGACAGGAGGCAAAAGATACTGGACGAGAAAAAAGCCAAATGCAAGGCTGTCGAGAAATGGATCAATGCCATCGAGGATGGGCAGACGCGGTGCGTGTTTAAGATGTTCTATTTGGATGGGATGACATGGGAGAAGATAGCTGCGAAGACTGGATATTCCAATAGTCCGGACTATCCGCGGCTGCATATTCGGGATGAATATCTGAAAAAGTCCGGAATAAAGTAAAAAGGTCGTTTTTGTCGGAAAAGTCGTGTTACAGTATAGTAGAAGCCAAAGGCACACAGGCCGGCGGCTCCTACCCCCGTTCCAGCCGGGTGTCACAGCCTGGCTGGGGAATTCGGAACATCTTCCCGGACGGGAGGAAGCGTGAGCCGTAAAACCGAGCCGCAGGTTCGAGCCCTGGTGTTCCGATGTTGTCACAAACTCCTATTCAATATATCCTGGGTGGCCATCGTGCCGCCCGGGGAACTAAAAACTTGAGGGGAATCGAACCCCTGTCCACATGGAGACATCCTCGAAAGAGGGTGTTTTTGTGTTAAAAAATAAAACTTACAAAATATCAATATGAAAATCATCTAAAATGTCAATAGATTTTTTGTGCATAATACCATATACTAGATACATATAGAATGTTAACAGCAGTGTAACTTGGGTATAATAGCGATTATATTCAAGTTTTTTGCTTTATTTATAGGAGGTATACGCTATGTATAGTGCTGTTGATGTTGCAAAGTACATTATCTGGTATTGCAAACAGAAGGGTTACTCTATAAGTAATCTAAAATTGCAAAAAATATTATATTTTGTCCAAGCTGCCTTTTTGGTTGACTGTGATAGAGCATGTTTTAAAGAAGAAATTGAGGCATGGGACTTTGGACCGGTTGTGCCAGAGGTATATCATTATTTCAAAATATTTGGTAGTGCTAATATTCCTAAAAACGTAGCAATAAATGCTGAAACTGCAATTATGCGTTCAGATCGTCCAATCATAAATGAAATGGTAGATCAATGTGCGGAGTATTCAGCATCAGCGTTAGTAGAACTTACGCACAACCAAGATCCATGGAGAAATGCATACCGAAAGGGTTACAACAATGTTATAAATCAGGAGGCCATTCGAGCATATTTTGATGAGGATTAGAATATGACAAAGTTAGTAAAAAACTGGAATAAACAGAATGCTGGACGCTATAAGCCAACAGAGGATCATATTTCCAGAATGTCGAAAGCAATGGATGAGTTATGTGAAATGCTGGCAGAGGATTCAGGCGTATTTTGTAAAGAAGCATTTTTTGAGAAATTCAGTAGTTATATAGAGAATGGTCGCAATAGATTACTATATACGAGTGTGACAAATGCTATATTTGATAATTATGGAGCAACGGGAACTTTTCAATCAAATTTAGAAGATGTTATTGCTTTTTCATATGAACATATACCTGCAGATATACAAAAAAAGCGGGAACACGAAAAAATACAAAGAGCATTAATGAAGTTGTGGGATCATGTCAACTTGGCAATACGTCAGTATGAACTGTTTAATCAAAATGATGAAAGATATGAAAAAATTGTGGAAGAGAAAATGAAAGATGTTGAGATTCGTTTAACAAAAGAAATGAATACTCAATTGATTTCGCTGATTGCAATCTTTACGGCATTGTCATTTATCGTGTTTGGTGGAATAAGTTCTTTGGATAATATTTTTGATGGCGTGAAGGATATACCGGTTACAAAACTAATGATAGTCGGTAGTATCTGGTGTTTCTGCATTATGAATTTAGTGTTTGTGTTTATGTTTTTTGTTGGGAAATTAACCCATTTGGAAATAGGATCAACAAAGGATTTAGATGCTAATCTGGTTCAAAAATATCCGTTAATTTGGTGGTGTAATTGGACGGTGATTGCAGTTTTACTATTAAGCGCATGGGCGTATTATCTTAAGTGTGAAGGATTCAGCAAAGAGGCATATATACTTTTAAGTAAGTATCCAACGATATATAGTATTTTAGGGACAGTGATAATAGTTTTATTTATCCTTTATGGTGGATTAAAATTATATAGACTGTCACAAAAGAAATAGATTGATTTTCATTGTCTTCATGCAAAGAGGAGGTGGTCGCTATCTGGCCGCCTCCTCTTTGTATAACTCGTCTAATGTAATGCTGAGGGCATCGGTCAGTTGGATGGCAGTGCCGATTGCGAGAAATGTTTCTGAAGGGTCTTTTATTGTTTCACTTACCGATTCATTCATTATGAGACATCCTTGAAAGAAAATATCTTTTTAGAGTAGAATGGAAAAGCAACTTGACATATGGTAAACCCTATGATATAATAAGAGCATAAGGAGGTGGGATACAGATGAGAGGCGAAAGCCGGAAAAAGAAAAAGTCCAATAGCAAAATCAAAGCTTGGCTGGCTGAATTGCTAAAGGACTTGATCGTAGCGGTAACCGCTGCGATAGTTGCAAAGCTACTTGAGTAGCGGAGAGGGGCGAAAGCCCTTCTCTTAACTATAGTATAACATACTCATCTGTAAAAAACAATATGAAGGATCTGATAAGACTTGCACTGGTTTTTCTTGCCGCGATTTATCTTGGAAAAGCGGTATACTGTTCATTACGGCTTCTCGGGGAAGTCTGGAGGGAGCGTAGATCATGCCAGTAGGAAATCCAAAACCACAGACAATAGCGTCTGAAAGGTACCAGAAAAAAGCGGGGTACATTTCAAAGGCCTTTAAACTCAAACGCGAGGTGGCGGAATCCTTCGCTGAGGCCTGTGAGAAGGCCGGAGTAAGCCAGGCCGGACAGATTACAAAGATGATGAAAGAATTTGTTGAGGAAGTAAACCAGAATTAATAAGGCTCTTTGGGCACCTGTCACAGCGGACAGGTGCTTTTTATATGGCTGCTGATAGAAAAACAGGCAGAAAAAGGGAATTTATCGGCTTCGGGAAGGCGTAAGGTACTACCAGACCCCCGGCCCCCGTGCGGGGCGTGGAAGGCCCGGCATTTTTGGCTTTCCGGAACATTTTTTCAAGGCACTTCCTTCCTCTTTCTGGGGGGCCGGACAGGAGGCGTAGAAAGATGATTGTTAATCAGAAGCAGCTGGCGGAATGCCTGGGTATCAGTTCCAGGAGAGTGCGCCAGTTAAGGGAAGAAGGGCTGTTTAAGCTGACCCAGGAAGGGAAAGGATACAGCCTGGAAAAAAGCATCCAGGAATACATTGAGTACAAAGTAAATGCGGAAACGGGACGCCGGGCATCTATATCGAAAGAGGAGGTGCAGGCAGAGCATGAGGAAGTCAAGAAGCAGATCTCTCTTCTGAAGCTCCGACGGCTTCGACGGGAGCTTCATGAGGCGTCCGATGTGGAAGCGTTTTTGACAGATATGCTGCTCCGGTTTAAGAACCGGCTTTTGTCGGTGCCTTCCAGGCTGGCCATGCAGATTGCCGGAGAATCTGATATCAACGAAATCATACAGATCATTAAAAAGGAACTGGGAGCGGTGCTGGAAGAACTTTCAGAGTATGATCCGGATGAAATTGACGGCGGCTCGGCCGGAGAGGACTATGATCCGGAGGAGGATGATCTGGAAGGGGAGGAGGGAGAGGACAGCGAATAAAGGAGGGGTGCCAGGGTGACGCAGAGAAGCAGGAACAGAAAGAAAACGGGACAGCTTTTCCGCCGGACCATAAAGAAGGCCCTGGCTATCCAGGATGAGATCACAGTCAGCCAGTGGGCGGAACGTTACCGGGTATTGGATGAGAGCAGCAATCTGTCCGGGAAATGGTCCAATGCGGTCACACCGTATCTGGTGGGAATCATGGATGCATTCAATGATCCCAGGATCCGGGAAATTTATCTGTGCAAAGGTTCCCAGCTGGGAGGAACAGAGGCTCTTATCAATATGCTAGGGTATATTATCTGTGAGGAGCCGGGACCGGCACTGATCGTATATCCGTCCGATGACCTGGCAAAGGCTGTTTCCAATGATAAGCTGAAACCGGCGTTCCGCCTGGTTCCGGAGATCCGGAAACAGTTCAGCGAAACAAGATCGAAAGAGCTGCGGCTTAAATTTAAGTCCATGAACATTAATATTACCGGAGCCGGGTCGCCTTCAAAACTGGCATCCAGGGCAATCCGGTATCTTTTTTTTGATGAGATCGACAAAATGGGCGGGGCCAGCAAAAAGGAGGCATCTCCTTACAGCCTGGCCATGGAACGAATCAAAACGTTTAAGACCCAGAGTAAGGTGTATGCCTGTTCAACACCCACCTTAAAGACCAATTATATCTGGCAGCTTCATGACAGCGCTGATGAGGTTCGGGAGTATTTTGTTCCATGTCCGCACTGTGAGGCCATGATCCGGCTGGAGTTTAAACATATTCTTTACGACAAGGATCCGGAAAAGGACATGTCTCCTTATGAACGGGCACAGACATCCTCCTATGTGTGCCCGGAATGCGGCTGCGAGATCCTGGACAGGGATAAGCCGCGGATGCTGCGGAAGGGGGAATGGCGGGCTGTCAAAAAACGGGGAGTCGGGAACCCGAAAACCGTGGGTTTTCGGGTCAGCTCTTTGTACAGCGTATTTGTAACATGGGCGGATGTAGCGGAAGAGTTTCTGAAATCGAAGGATGATCCGGAAATGCTCCAGAACTTTGCCAACAGCTGGCTGGCCGAACCCTGGGAAGATACGAAACTGAAGACAACCGAAGATCTTGTGAAAGAACGGCAGACGGAGTATGAGGAATCTGAGGTGCCGGACTGGGCTGTGGAACTGACCGGTGGCATCGACGTCCAGGAAACCAGTATATACTGGGTGATCCGGGCCTGGGGCGAACACTGGACCAGCCAGCTGGTTGCCAGAGGACAGGCCGTGAACCTGTGGGAGGTGGACGGGATCATGAATCTGAATTATCAGAAACGGGATGGGACGCAGATGGCTCCCAGCCTGGTCCTGGTAGACTCCGGAGACCAGACGGATATGGTGTATGACTTCTGTGTGGATACTGCCGAGTATACATTGCCCAGTAAGGGCGCGAGTAAAAAGCTGGAGACTGATTATAAGATCAGCACCATCAATAAGGCCGGTTCCAGGGCTACGGGGCATCCGCTTGTCATGGTGGATACTTCCAAATATAAGGACCGTATCGCGGCCCGTATGGCCAGGAAAAACGGAAATGGTGCCTGGATGGTATTCCGGGGAATTGACGATGAGTATGCTGCCCAGGTCACTGCAGAACACAAGATTAATGAACGTCAGGCAAATGGAAAGATTGTCCAGAAGTGGGTTCCCAAAGGCAGCCATAAGGATAACCATTACCTGGATGCGGAGGTATATGCTATGGCGGCTGCGGATATCCGCGGGGCGAGGACCTGGCATCTGGACAAATATGAGCCGTCGGAGGCTCCTAAAAAATCCCGGTCTGGCTCTGAGGCGAAGGAAGAGCAGTGGATCCGGGAAAATGAACTGGAGGGATGGATATAAGATGGCAGAACAGAATGGTACAGTAAGAGAGCAGTTAGAAAATATCAATGAGGCAATTTACAACATCCTGGCGGGTGGCCAGAGCTATAAGATCGGATCCAGGTCCCTGACCAGGGCAGATCTGGCCACGCTGATCGCAGAGAGGAACCGGCTGGAGTCCCAGCTGGATGGCGGCGGCTCTTTACTTGCGGGAGCATATGCCGCAGATTTCGGTCCGGATAACAGGAGGTAGCCATGAATATCATTGACAGTATTGCCGGATACATAAGTCCACGGTGGGGTGCACTGCGTGCTGAATGGCGGAATACGCTGGAGGCATACAGGGGAAATTATGACGCCGGGGCGGATGGAAGGCTTCAGAGCCAGTGGAATATCCAGAACCTATCCGGGGAAATGACGGACCGGTATGACCGGGACCGGGTCCGGGCCAGGGCGCGGGACCTGGAAAGAAATTCAGATACCATGAATTCGGTCGTCCGGGCATTCCGCCGCAATGTGATTGGGAGCGGCATCCATATACGGGTGACAACCGGGGATGCGGATATCAACGAAACGCTGGAGAAAATGTGGAAAAAGTGGTGCAAACGGTTTAACTGTGATGTGACTGGCCAGCAGTCCTTCACCCAGATCGTCCGGATGTGTATCCAGAGAAAGATCGTGGATGGCGGGATCCTGGTCGTGAAGCGGTATACGAACCAGGGAATCCTTCCCCTTCAGCTCCAGATTTTAGAGGTGGATGAGCTGGATATTTCCCAGCTTGCGCCAAAGAAGAAAGGGAACCGGGTTGTAGGCGGAATTGAATATAACCGGTGGAACCGACCGGAGGGGTACTGGATCCGGCAGTATTCCATTGACGGATACACCCAGACAGAGCCGGTTTACATCGAGGCTAAGGATGTGGTTTTTTATTTTTCCAAGAAGCGGCCATCCCAGATCCGGGAGATTTCGGATCTCAGCCCGTCCCTTACCAGGATCAAGGATATGAACGAGTTCATGCATGCGGTGACACTGAAGGAAAAGATCGCAGCCTGTCTGGCAGTCTTTATCAAACGGATTGCTTCAATGGGAGGGCCAGGCCGCGGGTCACATAAGGCGGGGCCTGATGCGACGTATGCGGGAAAACGGGTGGTCCCGGGAATGATCATGGAGCTGAATGCCGGAGACGAGGCACAGATGCTGAATCCGGCCGGACAGGGGACAGACGCCACATCATTTATAAAGACACTGCAGCGGATGGTATCATCCTCCAATGGCCTGTCTTATGAATCCACATCCCGGGATATGTCTGAAACAAATTATGCGTCAGCAAGGCAGTCTATGATTGAAGATGATCTGACGTATGGAGAGGAAAGGGAGATTTTGGTTGAAAATTTTCTGGACGAGATCTATGAGTCGTTTGTGATCTCCTGCTGGCTGAAGGGTGTGATCCAGGCGGCAGATTTCTGGGAAAACCTGGAACGGTATCTGTCCCATGAATGGGTGGTGATCCCCAGACGATGGATCGACCCATATAAGGAGGCCAGCGCCAACAGCGTGGCATTAAAGACTGGGCAGAAAACATTCCAGCAGTCCTGTACGGAGAATGGCCGGGACTGGAAACAGGTAATTGATGAAATGGCAGACGCCAGGGATTACGCCAATGACCGGGGAATCGACCTTATGGCCATGATCTCCGGCCGGGATCCCGGCAGCAGTGAAATGGAGGAGAGTTATGGGCAGAGCGCAGATCAGGGAAAGGCCTATGCGGAAGAATCCGAAGGGAGAGAATGATTTTCTTCCAGTCCGGTTTATGGATGCGGGAATCCGCTCCATGGAGGGCGAGGGAAATGAAAGAAGGTTTGAATTGTCCTTTTCTTCTGAGGAACCGTATGGCCGGTGGTTCGGGTCCGAGATCCTGGACCATACGGAGGGGTGCATGGATCTGGAACGGTTAAACTCCATCGGAGTCCTTTTATTTAACCATGACACAGACCGGGTACTGGGAAAGGTGGAAAAGGCCTGGAATCAGGAGAAACGGGGAATGGCCGTGGTGGAGTTTGACGATGATGAAGCTGCGGAAACGATCCGGAAGAAGGTGGCCGGGGGAACCTTAAAGGGAGTTTCGGTCCGGTACAGCGTGGATACCTGGGAGGAGGTCATGGCGGGAAAGAAATCCTCTGACGGACGGTTTACGGGTCCCTGTTACATTGCTAAAAAATGGACGCCGCTGGAAATCAGCATCGTATCCGTACCGGCGGATCCGACGGTCGGTGTGGGGAGGGATTTTGCAGGTGAGAACGGAGCCACAGGCTCTGGGCTGGACGTTTTTGAACGGATGGTTCGGGTGAACGAGAACCGGATACGGAGAAATTAAAGAAAAATGTGTAATAAATGTGTATCATCTGCTTGACTAGTGTGTAATAAGTGTGTATAATGGGATTGTAAGGAGGTAGATAGATGAAACGAAGAGACCTGATTAAAAAGCTGGAAGAAGCGGGATTTCGTTTCAAGGAGCATGGAGGAAATCACGATACCTATAAAAGGGGAAGTGATACGGAACAGGTTCCACGACACACAGAAATAAACGAGATCACAGCAAAGCGGATACTGAAAAAATGGGGATTGGATTAATCCCCTGTATCCTTTTGCCGGATGACAGGAGGTAGATATAATGAAACGGGCATTTCCAACGTTTATTACACAGGTAGGAAAGGACTTTCTGGTCTATGTGCCGGATCTGGATCTTTATACGGAGGGAAACAGCCTGACAGATGCCATTGAAATGGCGAGGGATGCCATTGGATTAAAGGGAATTGATCTGGAGGATGATGGAAAGGCAATCCCGGAAGCCTCTTCATACGAAGAGGCGTTCCAGAAAGCAGGGGAAGATACGGAAGATCTGGATTACAGGACAGGTATCGTAACGATGGTAGACGTCGATTTTACTGCTTACCGGAGCCGTATGGATAACAGAATGGTCCGCAGGAATGTAACTTTGCCCAACTGGCTTAATCAAGAGGCAGAGAGGCTTCATCTGAATGTCTCCAGGGTATTACAGGAAGCTCTTGCTGAGAGAGTGGGAGAAGCTGGCCGGTAATTTTTTAAAACAGAATAACAGTAAGCAGAACAAAGGAACGTCCTTCATGCGAGGGGCGTTCTTTTTATACAATTTTTTCGGTTGCGGTGTCGCAACGGGGAGGTGTGATGACTAAAATTGAATACAGGGGAGAAGTCCTGCCGGGGTATGTTCCCGGCCTCCCCGAAGATATGGTTAAGGTTCAGCGAAAGGCTGGGCCTTTTTGATTTCACGAGGTAGGCGTGGAAAAAAATTGAAAAACTTCTTGACTTCTTTGTTGCTACAAACTATAATAAAGAATGTAGCAACAAAGAAAAGAGGTGAACAGAGTGTCTGCTATGAAAAAAGGTACAAAGCTGACAGATAATCCGAAAGATTATATGCTTCGTGTTCGCATGGATAAAGAAACAGTCGAAAAACTTGACAAGATATGTGAAGTTGAAGAGATTAGCCGTTCAGAAGCTGTGAGAAATGGGATTGAAGAGCAGTACCAAAAATTAAAAAAATAGAAGTTCGCTCCACCTACCAAGTTTAACGAACTTCTAAGAGTTACAGAGGTTTCCCACTGATAAATATAGTATATCAGCAAAAGGAGCCTCTTTCAAGAATAATTTGAGAAAGGAAGATTTTGCTATGAACGATCTAATGATTTTTGAAGGTCATGAAGTAGAAATATTCGACTTAAATGGAACTGTGCTTTTTAATCCATATCATGTAGGAGAGTGCCTGGAACTGTCCGATAGTTCTGTAAGAAACTATCTTGCCAAAATGAATGAAAAACAGGCGGTCATTTTAAGAAATTCGGATGTCCGAGATAAGGACATCCGAAAACTGAATAATGCCGGAGAGAAATTTATTACTGAGAGTGGTGTGTATAAGCTGGTCTTTAAGAGCCGCAAGCCCAATGCAGAAGCATTTACTGACTGGGTGACGGATGAAGTCCTTCCTACTCTCCGTAAAACTGGTTCTTATGAGATGCCAAAGCAGAAACCCGAAAAGAAGAAAAAGAACCTTTCTGCCGCCAATATGCTTGTAAAGACTGTCAGTGGTATTTTCAAGGAAGCTGGAGTTGATCCGGTATTCATTGCGGCAGAAGCGAAACGTCTCTACAAGGAACAGG